CGAATTGGGTGCTGTAGAAGCGATACCAGGCGTACTCTGATCCTGGGATATATGTCTGACCATTGACGGCAGAGGTATTCCAGATGCCGCCTCCTGTATAGGTGCTAAAGCCTGAGGAGTCGATGCCATTGAGGGTAAAGTTATTCGCGTCTACAACCGTGATCGTATAGATAGCCGCATTGAGCTGCGTCATGCCTTGAACGTTTGCAATATAGATAAGGGTGCCACTAATCAGGCTATGATCTGGACTCGCGATCTGGCATGGATTAGCTTTCGTTGCCGCTGTGATAAAACCACAGCCTTGAGAGCTGTTAATGAGCTCTTGGTTCGTCGCTATAAGATTCGCCTGTTCTCCTAGGTATGAGTTCACAAAGAGCTGAATAGTGGTAGCCGCGATTGCAGGAGAAAGGACGTTCGCATCCATTTGAAAGTCGATGAAGGACAACTTGAATTGCTTGCCTGCACCTTGAAATGGGTTGAAATCCTTGCCTTGAATATTCATCTTAGGAAAGAGCGTGACTATGCCTCCTCCTATGTAGGTAGCGCCTCCAGCAGATAGGTCAACTGCCTCATAATTCTGCGTAGTGAAGTTCCAAGTAGACAGAGTTATGATATTGGCATCGACGATTGTGACGCTGAAAATGACATTGTTGAATCCAGGATCGGAGCCGCCCGACCAGATTGTATTCTGAATATAAATGATCTCGCCGTTCGCTAGATTATGGCTTGGGATCGTGACCTTTGTAGGGTGTGCGGTAAAGTCGAATGCCGTAATTGCTAAAGTAGGAGCGTAAAGCGTCGTTACAGGTTGCGGGGTTTCTGCATCAGGGTTTTGATAAATATTGACGAAACCATGCTGAGTTCCTAGGGCAACATAGTCTACGTATTGCTGATCGTCAACGTTATCCCAAGAGACATTGCTTTCCCAAAAGGTCGTAAGGCTATCCCAAGTAATGCCGAACTGAAATTGAGCCGTTCCAAAGCATGTGATCGTATCTCTATTTTTTGCATACGTATTGTTGCGGTAGTTGAATATCAGCACTTCATTCGGATAGCTCTGTGTTGTGGAGGCATTCGATGTGTCTAGATAGTTCCAATAGACAAGCTCTTTTTCAAAATCCCTAACCCCATGGACAAAGTTTGGCGCGCTATTTTGTATTTCAAAAGCAAAGGCTTGCTTGGGGATTTGCTCATCAATACGAGTAACGCCGTTAGCCGCTGCTTGTATTACTCCTCTATCGCTGACGTTCATAATCCCTTGATCGAAGACTATGGAGCTATAAGGGCATACGGACCCGAAGTCCGAGGAAATACGCTCCCAGATAAAGGGAAGGCCATATTCCCCTATGTAACGCAATTGCCACGTGGAATATTCGAAAAAGACGATGAGGACGTTGCGAAAGAAGGCTGCGCTAACGATAGCTTCATTGGTAGGTGCATCTAGGAATCCGCCTCTTCCAAATAGATCGGATCGCCAGCCGTTTGTTTGATCCGTAGGATCGCCAATTTGGCTAAAGCGGCAACGAGCAAAGTAGTTAACAGCTACCGAAGGATCAAAGTTCCCCGCTGTTTTCGGCCCTTCCCAGGTATTTAATGCGAGTAAGCGGCCGTAATAAGGAATAACAATGAGCGCTTGATAAAGAAAATTAGGCACAGCATCTAGTTGAGGCTGCAGATCATTCCAGGTGCTATTATTGTAATATCTTATGGGATCGTATGGTGTCGCCGATCCCGAAGTGATATTGTTATTTGTCTCAAAAAAGTATCTTAAATTAGGCGTTGCTCCTTGATAGTTTGCAGCCCAAAAGAAATCGGTATTCGTACCGCTCCATGTGGTCCCAGAAGCTAATTCCTGAAAGCCGCTTACGAATTGATAGGCGTATTTTGTATCGAAGAAGACAGTTGCATCGATGCCAAAGGTAGCTACGTCTCTTTTCAAGATTCCCATGACAGGAAGCATAGGAAAGTAGGTCATGGTCACATGCGTATCATGACCAGCTCCAGCCGTGTCTGTGATAGTGACATCACCTGTCAAATAATTGATCGTCCCATGGTTTGATCCTGGAGAAGTTACGTTTGTTAACGTTCCGTTGCCGGCGTCTACGAACGGTGTCGCAATAGTCGCAATGGTAATGCTGACGCTTCCAGGCTTAATCTGGGCATTTGTTTCTTTTGTGATAGAAAGCTTTGTGTAGAGATTAAATGTCCAAGGAGAGGCAGAGCTATTGCCTATGTCTACATTGGTAAAGACACGGGAAAGGCGCCCCATGGGAACTTCGCCATCGCGCTTCTTGGTTCTCTCGCGGAAAACATAGGCATTTTCAATATCCGAATAGGCTTCGTTAGCCAGGAGCGCAGGTTTCCTGTCTTGAGTAAGACCGCCTGAGGGATAGCCTCCAATCAAGACTTGATGAAAACCGGAGCTCATTTAATTACCTATGGCTAGATAATAAATCAAATTCTTTGAGTTACTTCCGAAAGCACTAAATCCAGAAAGAGAAGCTGCCCCTACTTCCGAAACCTCTCTCACATTAGAGCCTGAGTTGTAGACGGTACAGGTAATGGAAAAGACGTGATTCGGAAAAGGAATGGCAAAGCTAATTGGGTTTCCTGAACCGGTGTTGACGGCGAAATCAGAACCCCACTGAAGCAAAACCCCTCCTATCCAGGCATAGCCGCTAGATTGGTTGTTCGGCCCAGAAGGTGTTGTAAAGCTATAGCCTGTCAATTGAGCCAAGACACCAGCCCCTGTTAAGGAATACAGCTGCGTATCCCCATTGTTAGGAATCGTGGGAGTTGTCTTGGTAGTCATTCCAACGGTATAGGTAAGGGTGCCAGGAACGCCCGAGAAGACTTGATTGACTCCACTGATTGATGTAACGGCAGTTTGGGTGACCTCGTGTATGACCGTGTGATATCCCGCAGGATTAGATCCTGGTTGACCGTTGTTATTCACGTGATCGACGTTCAGGGTTTGAAAAGTTCCGTCGAGATTGTTTCTGATCGCAGTCTTTGTTTGCCCCAAGGATGAACCATCGGGTGGATATCCTGGTGTGTATGTTGGAATCGCCATAGTCTCTCCTTAGCTCACGCATACCGTTGGAATAGGCTGCTCTGGCCTAGGGTTTTTCAATTGTTTCTTCGCTTTCTTGCTCAGCTTTGCATTCGCTGGAGAAAGGGGCTTTTTCAGTACTTTTTCTTTTCCTTTGATGACTACCATAAACACGTTCACCCTGTTGTGTGACGCCCTACAAAGGGCCCTCCTCCTAGAGGGATTCTTTTGTTTGGCAAAGGTTTTATCTTCTTCTTGTTATCTCTTTTCAAAAGGACAGCAGCTCGGTTTCTTTTAACTTTTTTGTCATTCTTCATCAGATCGATCCAAAGGGCGCTAAACCACCAGAGCCCCATTGATATTTCAGCTGGTCGCTATAAATTGTGTTGATACTTTCTTGTCCGATCTGAGCGTATGTCCTTGTCTCGATGATGTCGTAGCGCTCCTTCAGCATCTTGTCGATGAAGATGACACCATCGCTATCTAGTCTCTCTTCGAAGATTTTTTTAGAAGCCCCTACAGCGAGGATTTCCCACCATTCAGAGAGTTCGGGATTGCCGGCTTGATCGGCTGCTAAAAGAGCCTGGATTGGCTGTCTATAGCAGGTCATTTCAATGGTATAACCGGCATCGGGCACAGGGGCGAGCGTGAATTGATTCTGGAAGAAGAGAATCGCAAGCGGGATCGAAAACTGCTTCGGATTGTACTGTACCTGTATCGGTGTTCCTGAAGGAATCGCCTGAGCAAAGATCAATCCGGTGATTTCACCAGTTTGATAATTGATCGTGGCATTTCCTGGCACCGTGGGCGTTGAAGAGGCGTACTGCCGATAGTACGTCCAGGCATACTCCTGATTGCCGCTATTGCTCGTCTGGAAGATTTGAATCAGATTGCCTTGACCATCATCCGTGACGTTCTGCGTTTCTCCTACGCCATTGGCTCCTATGACATTGGCCGTTATGAGTATGTTTTGAACCCTTCCTTGAGGAAAGAAAAGGTTCCTTGCTGTCTGAGTCCCTGGATCATTGTTAATACTCGCAACAAAAGGAAAAGCGGTCGTAAAGCCGCTATAAGGGCCTGTAGTTCCATCCCCAGTAGCGAAATTGGTAAAGCTTTGCCAGTTGTAATTATTTGCATAAAAGGAACTAGGAGTATTAAACCAACGCAATTCCCTTTTAGCGCATGTTGCCGGCTGATTAACAGTCGTATAAAGCTCGCTATTGAAGGGATATGTCTCTTGACCCACGTTCGTATTGAAGGAATAGACATCCTGAAGCTTTAAAGAGCGAAACTTTGCTGGCAAATCGTAGGCATAAAAGCTATGCATTTGCTGCACAATGTAAGAATCCGTTACCTGGAAGGCATTGCTAGAGCCAGTGAGCTTCCTCGTCTTCGTTATCGCATTAGCGAGAGTCGGATAGAGAGGATATGTAGGGACAAATGTGCTCATGTTGTCGGCTCGTTATCAAATGCATCTTCTAGCGTTATCGCCGTTGTTCCCTGGATGATTCCTGAGGCTACAGGAACGGCCACACAGGGCACTTGCGGATCTTGTACGTATATAAACGGATAAAAATTGCGTGTGTCTATGGCTATTGTGGCTGTATTAGGCGTTAGTGAAATTATCTGTGCTTTTTGATTATTCAATTGAATCATGCCGTTAGGCGGAGGAATCCTAAAGCCGATCCACTCCGCCACGGTAAAGTTCGTATCGTCCAAGAAGGTAACGACCGCAGGATTGGCCTGCGTTATGTTCGTTATGTACTGCAAATTCGGGATGAAATTCGCTCCAAAGGGAGGCCCATAGTTGCTAGGACCTCCTGGAACGACATGTGGGCTCGAATTTTGCATTACAGAACATCCACGGGTGTAAATCGAACTCTAGACACTGTTTCATAATGACGAGGCACACGACCTCCTGCAGCCGGTAGCTCTAAAGAGTAGCGTCTGACCTTTCGTTTCGTGTTGTTCAAATGCTTAATAAGCCCCATGGTCAAATCGCATATCTCTCCATGAACGAGCTTAATCATCTGAATCGCTTCCCCTGGATATTTGCGATAGGAGAATTCGAGCCATCCGCCTTGTGCATCGAGGAATTCGAACATGCCTTTTCGAACTTTGTCGTCTTCCCTACGCATTTTCTTAATCAATTCATCCCGCTCTTGTGCAGGGAGGGTATTGGGTAGTTTCTTATGTAATTCTCTGACTTCCATGTGATGTATTCCTTGAATTAGAGGAGGGGGACAAAAGATCCCCCTCCTTTGGTTTTGTTATGCGTTCGTGATTCCATTGACGAAATCAGCTTTGAACGCCATGACTACCATGTTGGCGCTTGCCACTCCTGCAGCAGATGTACCAATGTTCATGACGTACTGAGCCTTGTTATCGAAGGCGTCCGCCAAGTTGGTTCCTGGAGGCGATGCAGGGATCGTTGCGCTTCCGCTAAGAGGTACAACGCCTGAACCGGCAGGAATACACACAGCTGGAGATGCTCCAGAGGCAAAGTTGGCCGATGTTGGATACTGGAATGCAGTGAATCCTGTCGTATCGACATCGATGGTGATCGATGACTCTGTAGACGAATTCGTTACACTCAATACCCTAGCCGCACCTGCTGGGTTGCTCGTAAATGGTCCGCTTCCCGATTTGCCAGTCAAATTGCTCAACTGGGTCATGCCGTAAGGCGTTGGGATTTGGAAATCGACGAGTTCCCCTGGTGTGTATGGGTTCTGTCTGAAGAAGTACACAACTGCTTGGGTAGCTTGTGTGATATAAGC